AAAATATGTATGAGTTGCCACTAGGTTGAATAGATATATAATTACCACCAGAAATAGAAGGCAATAATCCACTCACACTGCTATTAAAATTAGTAATATCTGTGACAGTATGTTGGTGTCCTACAAGGCTATAGTTCCCGCTTGGTTGTAATCCCGTGACCGATACTGTAAAAATACCTCCAGAAGACGATACGGAAGCGTATCCGCTGCCAGATATATGCTTTACTGGTAATAGTCCACTAACACTAGAATTAAAGTCTGTTATATTACTAGATGTGTGCGTATGACCACTAACACTGACTGGAGTTCCAACTACGGATAGTGAATTAAAATTACCAGTTCCACTAGTAACATTGATACTAACGCCACTATTTAATAAATTTTGTATTTGTGAGCCTGTAAGCCCAAACGTTCCTGTTGTATATATTGTATACGAGCTACCGCTTTGACTAACGGAAATACCACTAGTTCCTGTTATACTAATATTTTGAGTAAGAGCATTTACAGTTACTGATCCATCTAGTCCAGAAGAAAATATTATTCCCGATCCAGAATACAGTCCACTTACTCGCCCTATTGGTAATTGTCCAACCGTGGAACTTATGGGATAGGTATCTGGAAAATCGCTAGGCAGAATCTTATCTCTATTAGTAATCTCTAAATAAATTCCACCAGAAGTAACAACTTCTACTGATGGAGTTTCTGTTCCGCTAGCGCCGACCGCAACTTCTAAAGTATACGACGGCTGTTGTGTTATTTCAATATTAAAATCTGTCATACTTGACATCCTAGGGCAGTTGTATTCTGACTAAATCTCTTAGTTATAGTTACAGTACCATATAAGATTCTTTCTGTAAAAAATCCTCCACCAGAATAAAAACCGTCAGGACTTTGTAATTCAAAGTCATATTTTGCAGTATTAAACGTGTAGTTATTTGTTGTGGTGGCAGGCCACAATAGTGTAAATTTACCGTTTGGTCCATCTAAAGTAAACTTATAGTCTGAACCGCTATGTCCTGTATTAAATACAATAGTATCATTACTATTTGTTTTCCATGTTATTCTACCACACCAGTTTGTTAAATTAACAACATTGCCATCAGCATCCTTATAGACCATAACAAAACTATAAGAAGATCCTTGTTCGATACTAAAATTGTAGTTTGCTGCTGCCATAATATCCTCTACATATAGAGATTAAGGGTCTGTATTTATAATACACCCTATGTTAGTATATAAAAAAAGAACCGCCCCTCGTGAAAGGAGCGGTTCCTAAACCGATTGGTTTATAATGAAAATCAGAGAGCGCCGAGGATAACTCTACGATTATCGAGAACCGCAAAGCCCTGTTCAGCCCAACCGTAGAAGCCAGCTCTCTTCTGACGATGAAGTGTATCGTCTTCGAAGATTTGGACTTGTTCACGGATTGGCATTATGAAACTGTCTCTCTTACGGAGATCAAGACCAACAACTAGTTCGACCTTGCTTCCAGGTAGGGAGCCACCAAGAGCACTGGTGTAGTAGAGTTGGTATTCTTGACCTTCACCAAGTTCGTCAAGATCATGGAGATTGATGCCGAACACACGATTAACAGTACCATCAGTAGCAGTATAAATCTCTCTGCGAGTAAATTCGTCAACTTGATCAACGTTCCAGTTGCGAATATCTTCCATAGCTTCTGGACTGAAATAAAGATCAGTTAGCATACCACGGTTTGTACTAGCAGAGTTACCACCGCCGTTACGACGCATGATTGTCTTCATAAGAGAAACCATTCTCTTGCTAAAAAGACCAGCAGTAGCATCGCTATCATAAACTACAATATTACGATCAAGACCAGCAGCAAGAAGTGTGTGCCATCCGTCATCATTCATCTTCTTAACGAAAGCGCCTTCGAGAACTTCCATAGCGCGACCAACAACGTCCCAACGGGCATCGCGGGCATACTTTAGAAGATAATCGATACTAGCGCCAACGTCATAAGTTGGAACCATGACGTAATCACTTTCAACGTGCTTTTCTGGCACATAGCCGTGATTAGGAATTGTGTAGGCCACAAAGTCCTTTTCTGTACCGGGAGCTAAAAGATCAAGAGGAAATTCTGGAGTAGCACTTTGAGCCAATTGGATTGGTTCGAAGATGCCATCAAGAATATTTCCGTTAAGAACACCCTGACGAAGAGGAAGTTCTAATGCCTTTGCAAATTCTGCATTAGCAGCAACGGATTCTTCTTTTCTGGCAGACCCAGAGCGAATAAGAAGATCAGTTAGTTCTTTGGTTGGTTGAAATACTTTATCAGACATTGTGTAATCTCCCTTTAGAATTAAGTAATATTGACTGAAAGCTTGGCATAACCGTCGGCATCTTTGGCACTGAGCCATTGACCAATTTTAGTTCCACCACTAGCGGTAACACCAACATAGCCACTGTTATTAACATAAGCATCAAGACCTGGGCCAGGAACTGCACCAGCGGTTATATAGTTGGTTGTTGCTTGACCATTACGGAGAAGAACAACCTTGCCTCCGACTTGCATTTCGTCTTTATACCAGTTGATATGCTGACGAGTTAGATCATAATTTACAACGTCATTGAGTAGAAGACCAATTGGTCTTGCACCACTACCAATAGCGTTATAAGCCACAACAGCACCAGCATCATCCATAGCAACGCCGCTTCCGCTCGATGTTACAACCACTGTAGCGATACCGCCACGTTCAGCGACTGTATTCATGAAGAAACTGATATCGGTTGCGAGTTCAATACGATCAGGTTTTAGAGCCATTTGTTATTCTCCCTTATTAAGTTTTTTGCCTAGTCTAGCACAAACAAATTCGATTAGTTCGGAACGAGTTGAGTTTACACTATCTTCTTCCGAAGTTGTTGTTGAACCAACACTAAGATCAATTCCACCTTCTTCAACTTCCACAGTTTCTAGAACAGATGGATCTGTGTTTTCTGAACTAGCAGCTTTTTTAGTTTCGTCTTTCTTCATCTTGTCTTCTTCTTTCTTCTTAAGCCAATCTGGCTTTGTAGCAGCTAGAAGAGAAGTTACAGCTTCAAAAGACGAATCATCAAGAGCCTCAAACTTGTCTGTTGTACTTTCTGCAACTTCTGCTGTGGCACCAAGCTCCACAAGAGAAGCCATTCTTTTCATTTTCTTTTCTTTCTTAGCCATCTGTTCTTCCTTGCCCTTATATGCGGCAACGGTTTCAAGAGCGACTTCTAATTCAGATTTTGTTTTCTTATACTCTTCTTCGGCTTTCTTTTGATATTCTTCTGCGCTACCAGCTAGAGCAAGCTTTTCAGCTTCTAGGGCGGCAATCTTTTCTTCGTAAGCCTTGATAGTACTTTGTAGTTCTTCTACACTTGCCTGAACGGCGGTAGCAGTTGCCAACTCTCCGATTTTTTCTTTGATTTCAGCAACTTCTTTTTCTAAACTCATAGTATTTGTCTCCACGTTAAAGTTTGACTGAGAAATAGATACACCCAATTCGGCTAATTCATTATTTTTTTCAGAAGGACTATTCAAAATAATTATACTGTCTGGGTTAGCTGGTTTATCAACATAGCCCTTACCAGTAAAAGTCACTTGTCTTAGTACTCTGCCAATTTTATAGTTTTGATGTTCTCCAGCACCACCATATGCTCTTAAATATTTGGTTAAGTAAGCAGTATTGTCGTTTCTTGCTAAGACTTTATAATTTCCTGCACCGTCCACAACTCCGTAATCAAATCCTTTAAATAAACATTCCATACTAACATACTTAGTACCTTCTTCAATTTCAGCAATAAGTTTGGCTGATCTGTCTCGTAATTCAGGATTACTAAAAGCTTTGTATATTACTGATCCTGCTAAAATATGAAATTTATCTGGTAATTGGTCAAGAGGAGTATCTTCTGCTATAATTTTTCCATCTTCTGTTACGGGAAGACTGGAAATCATATGACCAACAATTAGTGCTTCGTCGTGATCTAGATTAGTTGGTTTGTCTTCTGGAGTATTTTTAGCAATCCATACTTCTGCCTTGTCGAAAATATCATCGTTTTTATTCCAAGACGAACTAACTAAAATACTTTTGGTATAATAAAGATCTTTATCATCATAAGAAGCTATGCTCTTAAAATGATCTCTTAAAATATCATTATAATTTTCATTTGAGGGTTCTGCTTGACTAGCAATAAGAACTGATGCAGAAGATTTTATCTTGTGTTCTAGGCCGTCGGCGATTTCTTGTTGAAAAATTTGCATATTTTATCTCTTATAATGTGGGTTATTCTTGACTATACACCATACTATAGAAAGAAGCTTTTGCCTGTTTATTTTCATCAACCGTTAAATCTCTATCTAAATCTCTACTAATTTCACTAGCATATGTTTTAAACTCATATAATGCAGTAGATTGTGGATTGTTGGCTATCTGTGCGAAGGCTTCTTTGACGGACTCTTCTGTTATTTGACTAAATGGTTTTAAGCCAAATAAGATTTTTGTTTTTGTTTGTTCTAATTCGTCACTCTCAACATTTGCTAAACTTCTTAAGTTTTTCTTATTATACAGTTCTAGTATGATGGGATTTATTATTTGACTAATTTTATCCTGTGCTTCACTAGCCCATATATTCAAACTAGCTCCAGTACGGGGCTTGAATGTTTTTTCTTTGCGCTTTGTCGAATCTTTACTGGTCTTTGGGCGACCCTCCCCAGATACTCCTGGCAAAGATTCTGGCGAATCTTTTGCCAACTTAGTTGGCATAGTAGCTTGCCTCATTTCCAGAATAGTTTTTTCTCCAGCTTTTTTCTTATCCATTTCCAAACCGACCTGACTTGGCGTTGCCGCACCACCTTGTAATGCAATCTTCTTAAGAGAATTTTCAATTTGTGGATCATGCCAAGGTCCGGCCTTTCTAACCATTCTATCGCCTTTTCTTTCTCTTAATTCACGATTTAGTCTGGACTTCTCCATATCAGGATCAAAACCAAATCTTTTCTGTAATAATTCATCACTAATAACGTTTCTATCAGCTAACTGAATTAGTAATGCTTTTTCAGCATCCTCATTACTAAGATCCATTCTATCAAACTCTACTTTTGCAGGATGACTGAATCCCATAGCTTTTTGAACAATTTCAAATTCTTTTTCCCAAAACTTTGCAATAACATCACGACCATATTGAAGTCGTTGTGTCATAGTTTTTAAGCTGATAAAGTTATTTGTGGTTCCGCCAGCACCAAATGTTCCCGTAAGTGTTGGAGGAATACCAAGACCAGCATAAATATTATTAAGATGGGGCATATATTTTTCTGACCCCAAGAATTGATGAACACTAGTTTTACTCTCTATCAACTCAAGATCTGGACCCCAAATAAGATCCATTGTTCCACCACCAACATTATTGCCTAAAATTTCAGCTAATTTTGCTGTGGCGGCTTTGGTCGGAGCTATCTTATGTTCTAGACTACCCAGCTTAAATATACGAATATTACTAATAGCACCATCAAGAGCGGCTAAGTCTGCTAGTTTAAGCTTTTCAACGATAAAAATATCATCCATGATAGAATAAATCATGGGATAAGCCCAACTCTGCCAGTCATCTTTTTTGTAATGACATACTATTGTTTTTTCTGGATCTAGCGGATAAGCTTTTTTAGCCTTTGCTGCTTCTATGATATCTTTTGGTAGTTTAGAAATAATTTCTCTTTCAAGATCACTTTTAGGAGCATTTATAGATTTGCGTAACTGTGCTGGAAGTATGATTTGATATTTTTTTTCTGGTACGAAAGAAGATATTACTCCGCCAGCAACTTCCACGCACAAAGGATCAATAAAAGTATATTTCCAAGGAATTTCTCTTTTTTCTGTCTTGATATTATCTATAGTATCAACATACATATCTGGAGCACCCATACTCTTATAGAGTTGTTCTGCTACTTTAACACTAATCTTTGCTGTTTGACGATTAAGAACAACAGCAGCAGTTCTATATAGATTATTTAAAAAACGCTCGCTACGATCTTTACCTTCCACTTTCTTGAACCATTGTCTATAGAATCTTTCGATACGCTTATTTCTATGAGTAGGCATGATGCCCTGAACAGCAAAGTCTGCCATTAAATCAACAACATTGCGTACCAATCCAACCTTGTAGTAAATATCTTCGGCTTTACGCCCAATAGCTTTGATTTGTTGTGGAACCGCTTCGTCTGGACGGAAAAACTCGTAATCGGCACGAGTCATACCTGGGCGACCGCCAGCATTAGGCGTTAAGTTACTAAAATCCACACCATATCTGCGGGTAGCAGTAGCCTTATCCACTAGGCCATATTCTGAAAGGGCTTCAGAAGATTTTTTAAGAGCATCTGTTTTACTACCAAGATCTTCGCCCCAAGCAACATATGCTTCGGCACCTTCTAAATTAGCGTTAGCGATAACTGCACTCTTAGGATATCTTTTTTTAGCCATATTATTTTCTAATTATATTACGGTATGATTACAATAGGATTAACGAACTAATACACTATTTTCTATAAACTCCACCATATATGTCTTCATTAACTGCGGAAGTAAACCACTCTGGTCCTTTGTATAACTGTCCTTGACCTTTACCTTCCATAAACGCTCTATTTCCACCCACTACATTATATTCTATTGGCTGTAAAATCCTAGTCATTTGACGCGCTATCATATTTGCTATTAATAGTGAGCTATATCTATCTTTTCTAAGCTTGCCTTTTTTACCATTTGGCATCTTAAGATCAGGAGTATCCCATCTGTCTCTGGCATTTGGTCCTGTGCTAGTTTGGCTCATAACAATAGTTGTTAATTCATTTTTTAGTTCTTCTATTTCTAAAATACATTCACTAACACTATCATATAATGGACTAAGATCACTATCCATAATACTTCTATTTTCTTTTTCCAAAGCTAGACCGAGGGATAAATTATCAAATTTAGGAAATAACAGTATTTTATCTTCTAGATCTTTTCTTAATCCATGATTAGCTTGACTAGTCCAATCCGCCTTAGCAAATTGAACCATCTCTAATATATGCAGTCCTTGTTGATCGTCGGTATCTTTACCTTTATCATAATCAATAATAGGCCAGATTAAATGTTCTCCTTCTTCTAGTTTACTAGGGTCATGCAAAGCTTCTTCGATTGCTATACCGCCACCCTGAGCATCCATACCTATTCTATGACACGGAAAAACTTTCATCAGATTACGAATTTTCCTAGCACAGAAAGCATAGAAATCATGATCATGGCTAGTTCCTGCTTTTTGTCTATCTCTAAAATTACCTCTATTAGTAGTCCATTCATAAACTATACGACGATGATTATTATGAATTTCTAGTATTGTAATACTAAAATTATCTTTTTCACTAGCTGGATCGATACCATAAACATAAGTAAATAGCGGATTTCCAATAGTAACAGCATCGAATGATACTGATTTTCCTTCTATATATATTGGTTTGGAGTCTGTTGGTACACACCCCTCAATAAGAGTTCTTCTAAAGAATCCTTCACTATCCTTAACGAAACAGGCCGCATATTCCATATTATAGATACCAATATGAACCGTAGCTTTTGCTCGTCCAACCTGTTTATCATCCATGAAGCCTTTTGGAATTAATTCATATGGTAAACGAATAATACTAAAATCTGTCCAATTAAAATTATCTGGAATATCGCCTTGAAAGAGTTCTTCTAGTTTTCTTTTATCTCCCTTACTTTCAATAATACCTTTGTATCTTTTCCAATAGGAGGCAAAGTGTTTAAAGTCATAATCTGCTGTTCCAGAAATTATAGACTGATTACCCATTTTTGTATTAAGTTTTTCTAGTTGTTCATTCCATAATCCTTGCTCGATCATCATTTGCTTTTTAGCTTGTTCTTTAACATTTTGAATAGGACTAGCGCTAACCGCACCGAACCCTTGAACAACCGTTTCATAAATATCTGGAGCAATAGACGCAAATTCGTCTGCGATAATAATGTGGGCTCGTAAACCTCTAATTTTATTTCCGTCACCAAGAGGAATAGCTGTAATTATGCTTTCGCCTAGTCTCATAGTACATCTATCTACGTCTCTTCTGGGACCGTCTTCATTACTATTAAAAATACTTCTTATAATAGGGCTGTTTCTCCACATAGCCTCCATATATTCGAAAACAATCTTACTCTGACGGAAAGCGGCACCAACGATAACTATTTTTGTACCCGGATGAAAAGCGGCTTTATCCATAGCATAAGCTGCTAATAGAAAGGATTTACCCCAACCGCGACTAGCAATATACATTGGAAAAGCACGAATATAAAACTCTTGTAAAATACCACACTGTATTGGATGAAGTTCATATCCATACATCATTTTAAACTTAGCGCCGACATACTTAGGATTGCGTAGAATCCGAATAAGATGGCGATCTGGATTTTCTATTTCATCTTCTGTGCGATTTAGTAGGACATTTC